GATGTGAAACTTATACCCATTGATCTTGCCCTGCGCTCCATCACTTCCGAACGGTGGGTAGCCGCTGTTATGAATGCCTCATTGGAAGCGCGGGCTATCTCATAGCCTTTCTTGCGGAGATTATAGCGGAGGCTTTTTTTCTTTCTTGATACCTGCACTACACGGAGTTTGGTCTTTTGCCCCAGCCCGAATAATACCCTGCGCTTCTCTGCCTTGAAGATATTCTTTCGCTGCTCACCGATGCGACGGTGCATTGCGTCAAAGGCTTCTGCAGACATTTTGTCCTTTTGCCGCTCGCCTTTCTTGAACTGATATGCCTTACCATAAAGAAGAAGGTTCTTTGCCCCAGCATTGCCCCCGTTGGCTCGGTTTGCTCTGGCGGCATGATCGGCGGCATTCTGCTGCATCGCTGCCACAAACTTACTGGTCTTCCACAGCCCAAGCGTCCTTGCCATTCTGATGACACTTCTGGGCGATGTCCCAAGTTCGTCGGCCAGTTCCTGGTTCTTGGTGTGACAAAAGTTTTCCTTTAGCCACTCCAACTGCTCTGCTGTCAGGTCTTTTATGCTCATAACTCCCTCCTTGCCCGTCTTAGCCGCTCCGGCAACACAACAGTGGCGTTACACTGGTCACAGCAAGTGCCTTTTTTCCAGATAGGATAAGGGTCGTTGCCGTTTCCCGCTATCTCCTTGCCGCAGATGCAGCAGGTTTGCTTTTCCTCTTCCTCAAACACCGGCTCTATGCCGCAGCTCGTCGCCACGTCCAGTTCCAGTTTTGCGCCTTTGCTCACCCACCAGTCCTTCAGCATATAGATGTAGTCGCATTGCAGCAGCAGGCCGATGTCCACCTTCATGTGCTTGCGCCAGTCACCCGGTTGGGGCAGACCGTTGTTGAACGGGTTGATGGGGCGGTAGCCCCCTGCTCTCAGACGCTCTTCGGCTGCCTTGAAGACTGCCTTGCGCTCATCCAGGTCATAGTGCGCTATCGCACCGCTGATGTAGATCTTCTTATTCATTTTCATAATCCTCCATATCTGTAATTTCATATTCCCAGTTGCAAGCATCGGCTTCGCAAATATTGTCTCCAAGCCACTCAAACGCAGTGCCCACCTGCTCGTCCCGGTCCACAAGATCACAGTGTACGCATCCTCTATCTGCCAAGGCTTTTAGAGCGTCAAAGACCTTTTCGTTGACTTCTACATCACTTAAACCTACTGTGTAGGTTACAGTTACCGTCAAATCTTTTATTCTTTTCATCATATACTTTTTTTATATTTCTAATTGTACTACAAAATGAAAATCCTTACACAGGCGTTTCACCTGTATGATTTTGAGAGGTTCGCCGTCATAGGCGAAGTATATCGTGCGCTCTCGTGTCTGTACCCGCACACCCTTCTTCCGTAACCTGTACAGTAGGTTGTTCCTAACATTTGCCATAATTTCCTCTTTTATTATATGTTGCCCTCGCCCCAATACGCTTTTGCCCGTTCCTCCCAAATGGTATAGTACCCCTTATTGCCGAAGTACCGTCCTTTGCTGATGGCCCGGTAGCCTTCCACCCATATCTTCAGAGTCGCATCATACATCACACTCACAGCCGTGCGGCCGGCTGGCTTGTTGCCGTCAGCCTGGCTGATGAAGATGAGCAGTTTGTCCCTATGTCGGTCTTTGAAGTCCTGGTAGTCCTTGAAACTCATCTGCGTGTACTGGAAACTGTCTATCACTACAATATCGGGACTCTTGCGCCTGCTCAACCGAGCGTCCAGTTCCTCCATGCCCTCACAGAGCAGTACGAACCGTCTCGCCACATCCTGCATGCCGGCCTTCACAAGGGCGTTCTTCATCGTCAGCGAGAAGCCCTCCTCCAGACTATCGTAGGCAACCTTACCGAACTTGGCAAGTTCCTTGCACAGGGCCATCGTGAAACTCGTCTTGCCACTGCCGCTGCGCCCCCAAATGAACCATACACCGTTACGCTCCGGCTCACCGAAGGCTTCTGCCCATACACCCTCAAGAGGGTAGGTTTCTTTCTTCATTCTCAGCATATCCGTTACACTCATTGCCCTGCTCATTATCTCACTGTTTTATCACCGTTCAAACGCTGTTTGACCGCCTGCTGTGCCGTCATCAGTTTCACCCTGTGTATGCTCTTCTTCACTCGGCGCAGGTCGAACTCGTATTCCTCGGAGTCCCTCACAACCTCGGAGATTTTTCCTTTGTCCGTCACACCATTCGCCACGCAGACGGCATGCACATCGTGCGCGTCCGTCCGTTCCAGCTCGAAGAACTTGCGACCGATACGGCTGTGTATCTCGTTGTATCCGCATTTGTTGTAGCGCAGTCCCATAGCCATGCGGCGCTTGATATAGCTGGTTGAGAGGAACACCATGCCGCATTTGTCCTCCAGCCGGTTGTACAGGTCGATGAAGTAGTGGAACACCCGCTCCGGCAGTTTGTCCGCCTCGTCGAAGAGCAGCAGCGGTGCTTCCATCTGTATGAGGTCGTCGATGATGCGGTCCAGCAGCTCGCGCACGCTGTAGCCCTCGGTCTTCTGTCCGATACGCCTCGCTATCTCACGGATGAAGTCGCTCTTCTTCATGTCCTCCGAGCAGAGAATATAAAAGACTTCACTGTGCTCCGTGGCGTAGAGTTTCGCCGTGGTAGTCTTGCCACAGCCGGCTTCGCCTACCACCCATGTAACATTCTTCACCGTCTGCGCATCCTGCATCGCGAACACCATCTCCTGATAGGCTTTGGTTTCCACCACCTGCCAATCTTTGCTGGTGCCGGTACCCAGCTGCGTGCCGAGGTTGCGCCACATATCGTCGCTGATGTTCTCCCACTTGCCCTGCAGCACGCTGCTCACCGTGGCGCTGCTCGTACCCGTCAGACTCTGCGCTGCCTTGTTCTGGCTTGGGAACTTGGCCACATACTGCCGCAGCCCTTCCTGTATCCGTTCTTTCTCTGTCCTTGTAAGTTTCATAATATTTGTTTTTATAAAGTTCAATGTTCAAAGTTTCCCTGCCGTCTGCTTGAAATCCACCACGACAGCCTCTGTTTCTACCCAATCTTCAAGGCTCAGCTGTTTGGTCTTTCTGCCCAGCTTGTATTCCTCAGGCTGTCGGCTGTAGATACCCGTGCGCCGTTCTATTTGCCTGCGCTCGGCAGCCGTCATGCCTTTTGGCTTCGGGCTGCGCAGTCCGTGCTGCTCAGGCAGTACGCCGTGTTCTTTCTCTATTTCCCGTCCTGCCACCGTGCGCTCTATGCGGTCTGCGGTATTGGCGGCTTGTTCCTGGCGAATGAAAGTTGCCTCGCCCTCCGTCTGCTCCTGTATGGCACGGTGTACAACAAGGTAAGGCTCCGCCACACGCTCAAACCGCAGGCTGCCGTCGGCTTCTTTCTTGTAAAGGCGTATGCTGCCGAAATCGTAAGGGTCGTATTTCACTACAAAACGCTCGTAGGTGTGCCGTCTGCGCCACTCATGGTCGGGCACGCCCGGTGCGCCCATCACCTCGTACTGCCGCTTCTGCCCCTTGATCGTCACCACGATACCCTGGTCGGTGAAGGTACTCATGCGCTTTGCCGTTACCCAGAACATGTCCACCATATCGTGTGCCGTAACCTCCTGCGTTTCCTCGTTCACGCTGCCTTCATAGGCTTCTATCCGGCTCGTGCCGTAGGCGGGGTGCCGCATCTCGTTCCATTCCTTCGTGGCAAGGGTGTAGGCGTCCTTCAGTTCGGCAAGCGTGTAAAGGCTGTCCCTGTTCTCCTCGATAAATTCAAGGTTCGGGCGGCTGCTCTCCTTCTTGGCTGTGATATTCTGACCGGTGAAACGCCAGTCCTTGTGTAAAACCTGCTGCTGAAACCTTCCGAACACCGCCTCTATCGTCTTCGACTCGCCATTGTAAGGCTGCGTCGTTCTGTGCACATGGCAGAGTTTCCTGAATAGTCCGTCAGCGTCCAGTTTCTTGTGCCCACCCTGGTTGTCGTGTACTATCTCGTAGGGCTTGTGCCCGGCCGTCTGTATGGCCATGCGGTAGGCATGGTATTGCGCCTCGTAATCCTCCGAGTCGCTGATATGCCAACCAAGCATTACCTCGCTCATGGCGTCTATCACCACATACACCTGCGTAGTCCGCACCTTGCCGTCCTCGTCCCGGTAATACAGGTTCAGTTTCGTACCGTCGCCGTACCACAGCGCATCGCGCTTCGTCGGCAATGCAGTGCGGTGCTTGCGGCCGAATTTCTGGCGGGCTGCCTGCTCGCCGTAAACGGCATCATACCACAAGGGCATGATTGCCGCACTGTTCAGCCACCGCTTCATGCCGCTAAGACTTTTCAGAGGCTTCCAGCCGTTGGTTTCGGCACGCCTGTTCGCTTCTTCAAAAAGTTGCGTGTCGGTATAGACTGGCACCCTGCAACGCTTCAGCGCTATCAGCAACTGCCCGAACTCGTCGGTAATCTTCTGCGTGTTCCTGTTGCCTATCTTGCCGCTGATAAGGCTCGGATAACCGCCAGCTTTGAATGCCTTGATTTTTGCCTTCAGCCTCGCAGCATTCTGTGGCAGCGTATGCCCGTACTCCTCACGCATGGCCTCCGAACTTTGGTAGATAACCTCCCAGGCTCCGGTCATGCTTCCGTTCAGGCTCTGGCGTATGGCCCTGCGCTGCGACATCATACGCAGCAGTTCCTTCAGCACGCTGGCATTGATGGTGTACTCATCGATCAGTTTCTCAGTCAGGTGTTCCGCCTGTCCGTTCTTCTCGTAGGTGAACGCCTCATACCACTTGCGTGCCTCGCCGTCAAGCCGTATGCGGCCTTTCGTCATCGCTTCCTTCATCTTCTCTTCCGGGTCGCCGTACTTCGACATGAACCGCTCCTTGTATTTTGTGGGGAGGGAACTCCATGCGTAGAGTGCCTGACCGCCCTCGCCACCTCCACGGTGAACGCTGGCAATGTTGCCGCGACTCATGTTCTGGCGCAGTGTGCCAGGCTTGATAACAGCCTCCGTGCCACCAGTCAGTTCTGCGTAGGTCACGCACAGTATCTTGTTGAAGTACTCCATCCCGATTTCTGCTTACAGGCTCATCGCCATCTGTTCCACCTCGTCGGTCAATGCCATAAATTCAGGTATACCCAGACCCTCCTCGCATCGACGCTCCAAACCGTCCACGAGCACATGACTGCTGCCGTCCTTGCGGTCATACACCAGCTGCACGCGCTTGCCGAAATGAAGCGTCATCGTCCGTTCCGTTTCCTCATGTGTCGTTTCCACCTCTTCGGGCTTCCAGTTGGCAACACCCCCCAGCGGCTGCAGGGCCGTGAAGCGTATCTTACGCGCCAGGTCGCTGTCGCTCTTGAAGTTCAGCGCCTTCCATACCATCGGGTTCGTGCACTTGAACACCTTCCTGAGGTGTGCCTTTGCCTTCTCGCTTACAAAAATCTTCTTTTCCATACTATTGTTTTTATAATTGTTGTTTTATAGTGCGGGCACAGGGAGTCGAACCCTGCGGGAGCGACCTGGCAGTCCATGCTACCCGCTTATGGCTTATCCTTCTTACTGCTTGTTGATTCTTCGTCTTAAGGAATCGAAGACCATACTGTTAAGTACCATGCAAGTGGGGTATGTTTCGTCCTGATAGCGTTTTCCCTTTTCTGGCTCGGCTTCTCTCATATCACTAATAACCTCACACAGTGCATCAAGCAACGCATCCAATTTTTCAACACTCACTTTGTCTAAAAGATTATCGTTCATATTCTTTAATTATTAAAATTTGCAAATCACACCCGTTTTTCGTATCTTTGGGCGCTATTAATATCATTAACACGCTGCAAAGATAAACAATATATTTCGATTATGCAAGAAAATAAACAAGAAAAATCGCTGATAAAGCAAAATATCTCGCTCTATCTTGCGAAGAAAGGGGTTTCTGACTACGAGTATTATAAGCAGTCAGGAACTACAAGAGGAATTTTAGGGCAGAACAATGGTATTAGCGAAGATAATATTGCAAGATTTCTTGCCTACGCTCCAGATATAAACCACGAATGGCTCCTCACAGGAAATGGCCCCATGCTCAAGAACGATACTCCAGTAGTGGATAAGAAAGAGGAAAAAGCCTACACCTCGTTGGTTAATCCAAAGACAAAGGAGGTGTTGCGCGACATCTCAAGCTTCCCGCTGTACAGCATAGATGCCTCTGCCGGACTGAACAAACTGTTCATAGGCGATAGTGAACTGCTCGGACAGATCAGCATACCCAATGCACCTCGATGCGATGGAGCAGTATATGTTATAGGCGACTCCATGTACCCGCTTCTCAAGTCAGGTGACATCATTGCATACCGGCAGGTGTACAACCTCGACTCTATCATATACGGCGAGATATACCTTATACAATTGGAGAACGATGGTGACATATCCATCGTGGTAAAGTATGTGAAGCGTTCCGAGAAGGGAGACGACTACATCAAGCTCGTTTCCTACAACAAGGAGCATGATCCAAAGGACGTACCACTCTCATGGGTTCGCGCTGTCGCACGCGTAACGCTCACCATACGCAAGTTCAGCATCACATAAGCACGCGATCATCTAAGCCTCTGTACGCATTAACTGCATGATATAATAAATAACCTAAAGTAGAATGAAATGGAAAAAGGTTTTGACTTAATTGCCTCAGGCAAGAAAGCTTTGGTGTCTATCTTTGAGAAAAAGTTTGGAAGAAAAGCCTCATATAAAGAAATTATCGAGCTTCATGAGTTAATGGACGAGATGGTGAGTAGTGCTGACAGGGAAGATAAAGCAGTAGAAGCAGAAGAAAATGATGAGGTTAAAGACATTTTGCGACAAGACAAGATAGAGCAAGGTGCCCAAAGTATTCGTATGGTAGTTGCAATATACATAGAACTACAGCAAGAGCCTTATCCATATAAATTAAAAAAAGACATACCACTATTAAAGGAAGCCCATGCAGAGGTTCTTAAAAATTATCAATCAGGACTATATCCAGATATTGTAAAATATGCCTACGAAGATATGTTTGTGGGTGATTTAAGAATATTAGGCGATACAAAAGAGGATAAGCGTTTCTTTGAAGAATATACTAACAACCCATCAATGTTTAATATCCAAAAGATAAAAGACTTCATCCCAGATAAGTACTTGCCAGATATACCTATGGATTTATTCATACAATAAAACGGGGCGCACGCACACTTTTTATGGAAATATTTATCCAAATATACTCTGAAAG